CGCAACGCTGGCTGGATGGACTACAGTTTATCGTGACGAGGGTCAGACAGTCTATCTGTCAGATGATGGCAGCGTGTACCAGACACTGGATCCGGATAGCGGTGGCGAGATCCTTCCCCCGGAGCCGTACACGCCGACATTGGAGGAACTGCAGGCGGCAAAGAAACAGGAAGTGAATGCTGCTTGTAACAAAACTATCGTCGAGGGATTTGACGTGAAGCTTTCTGATGGTCAGATACATCACTTTACGATGAAAGAAGAAGATCAGATTGCATTTTTAACATGCCTGGCCTTAATCAGCAAAGGAGAAACTGCAATTCCCTGGCATCCAAATGGCAGTAGCACTCAGCCATGTGTATTTTATAGCACCGATGACATGCAGAAAATCA